TTTAAAAAAGAACGTGTTCGTGTTGCTGGTGTTGATACTCCAGAGAAGAGAACAAGAGATGATGAAGAGAAAGCATTGGGATATGATGCAACAAATTGGTTAAAAGAAAAATTAGAAGGAGCAATTAGTGGTGATGATGACCTTATTATTCGTACTGAGCTTGTCGGCGGCATGGGCAAGTATGGTCGCTTACTTGGGTGGTTGTACATTGGTGACGCAGAACTCTCCCTCAACGAACAAATGATTACCGAGGGATATGCCTGGGCATACGATGGTGGTACTAAGCAGAAGAATTTTGAAGAACTTCGTGAGATTCGTCGTGCTCATGGGACACTAGTATGATTTCTGGTATTTTTATTTTTGGATTTATATTTCTATTGCCATTTACTCTAGATAGAACTTGGCCAGTAAGATATCGAAGTGGTAACATAAATTAGTTAAAATTTGCTGAGAAATGTTAAATAATTAAAGTTATTGTAACACTATGGCACAATCAACATATAAGAAAAATCAAAAGAAAGAAGCAACAGAAACTTTCTTTCTATATGTGTTCTTTCATTCTATTTGGACTGGTATTTTTAAATTTTTTGAGGACTGATGGAAATTAAAATTGACGGGATTAACATTAGTGGACTTGAAATCCCTGAGGTGACAGTTTTTGATGCGAGTAACTATTCTTCACCTCCTATACCTGTTGCACCACCTGTGACGGTAAATATTGGTGTTCCTATCGTAGACATCCCTGGATGTGTAGAGGCACATGAAACGAACAACGCAAAAAACAACCAAGTCAAGTCTGATGACCAAAGAGGACTGGTTACGTATTGTGATTCTGGCGTCCCTAGTTTTAATCCTATTCAGTTTGAACCTGAACAGATGATTCTTACGGAGCCTGCTCCTGTTCCAAAAACTGATATATCAGATAAACCATTATCACCAGAGTTACCTAGAGCACCAGAAGTATCTCCTCCAGTCAATACAGCAAAGGTAGATTGTCCTACACCAGCACAGCAGGCAAAAGAACCTGTCGGAACATTCGTAGAAGGTTTCCGAAAGAAGGTTGTTGCCTATGAATTGAAAGGTAATGAATGTGTCCAGATAACAGAAAAAGTCCCGCTACCTCAACAGATAGTAGCAGGACTTCCTAGTGGTGGTCAGGTTGTGCAGGTAGGTGGTATTGCTGTTATTGCGACAAGTTCTGCGTTGCTCGCAAAACCTCTTGCTGATCTTTTGTTAAAAGCGGTGAAACCTGCTGTGAAGAAAGTGATGAAGAAGATTGCTGCCTTGCGGGGTAAGAAGATCCCAGTTTTGTCTGTAGGGGAGCGCCAAGCAGAGCAGCGTCAGATGAACCATGCTGTGAAGGAACTTCGCTCTGTGTTCCCAAGGAAGAAGAAACGGAAGGGATAGCATGGACATGTGGATGCTTATGTCCTGGTGGATTGTTTACCACCACATCAGCACACACTTTATAGTAAGGACTCTTGGGATGGAATTGAATTCCACGCAACATTAAATCACCACAATTCTTAAGACGAGCAATCTCAAAATCCAATCTCTTGTTAGCAACTAACTGAGTGTTTAATTCAATTTGAGTTTGTGCTGCTTTCTTACAGAGATCTTGCAACTTTTTATCGGTAGGTGTGCTCCATGTCATAGAGAAACCTACACCTAAACTATAGTTATCTTTTTGTCCAGTGCGTACTTTCTTACGGAAGAGAATGTCTCCTGGATTATCAATAATTCCATCACCAATATCATTTCCATCATCATCGAAGGCGCCATAATTATCACTCACATCATATACGGGATCCATATAATATGGTTCATATGGTTTTGATGCTGATGCAGTTCCTGTTACATAGGGAGTGAAATTTCTTGTAGGTCCTTGACACTGGATTCCACCACCATAAGTGTTGGTAATATATGGACCTTGTAAAACCTGGATTGCCTGGTTTGTCACCGAGCCTGAACTATTCGCTACAGGAGCAGCCGTCGCACTTACACCTCCTACATTTGCATTCGCAGGTAGGGCATTCGCAATACTTGTTAGACATAGGATTACTGGGAGAAAATACTTGTTGTGTCGGTTACGCTTGTAACCTCTGTGGTTCTTTGAATAATTGTTTGATTGCTTAACCCAGGACCCATGTACGTTTCTGTGAACTGAAATGCTGCCCCTGGATTCGTCTGTGTGAATGTTGGTTTTGTTGTAATGCCTGTCCATGTTGAAGTCACGCCGTCTATAGTTACATTGTTTGGTCCAGTACCAGGAGATAAGTTACCTGATGCTGAAATTCCACTGCCAGTCGCAGAGTATTGATATCCTGTGTTGTAATCCATCGAGTTGATGGTTTCGGTTATTGTTTGTGAAGTTTCTGTGTGGCTTGACATAGATCCCTGGGTAAAATTTGGGACTACTGGAACTGCACTTGCGACAGTTCCATGTAAAGCACCAAGAATCAACCCAAGACCGATTGCTTCTTGTAATCTAGACATATTTATTATCAGTCAAGAGCAGTAATTTCTGTAATGAATTGTCCTGTAGCAGTAGATCCAGATCCACCAGCAGTCAGACTCATAGTATGAGAACTATCAATTGTGCCTGCCAGAGAACCTGCATAACCACCTGCTTGAGTGGTTGAATTTCCGTAAAGATTTGGAGTATCAAATCTTCCAGCATTACTAAGTTGAGTTTGTGAAGTCACCAAAGCATCACCTTGTGTATAGGAAGCACTGAATGAGAATGCTTCACCTGCTGTTGCTTGTGTTGCTGTAATTGTTGAGGAAGCAGCAGTAAAACCATCACTGGACATACCAATAGCATTACCTACAATACCTGAAGTGGTGCCGTCAGTAGTATTTACATTGTTTCCTGAAATGGACATGGAATGTCCAATTCTGGTGCTCTGCACGGCAGGTCCTTCAACAGTCAGTTGGACTGAAGAAGCATGTTTAGTAACAAGTCCGCCTGCATTTGCTGCACTTGCGGTCATCAATAACATTCCAAAAGCAATTAATGCTTTTTTCATAGAAAATTTATACTTAAAGCTATGGATTATTTATCTGCTATTCATTTATAAATAATTTCGAAAATTAATAAATCTTGAAATTAGTAATGACTGAACAACAACAACATTTAACCAATCTTATAGAGCAAAGAGAAACTCTTAAAAAAACTCTTGAAGAATTACAAAATACAAGTAATGCAAGAAGAGAATTATATTGGAAAGTTCAAGGAGCAATTGAATATTTGTCCGGAACAGGAGTAGTTCTTCCGGAATCGGAATCTGCAGAAGAAATTGAATCAGCAGAAGCACCGGCAGAAGAGGGTTGACGATCTGAGTAAGAGGGTCTATAATATCTGAGTTGAGAGGCAAAACCGTAAGAGGGAACGACAAACTGCTCTCCGCCTCTCTCCGTTTAGGGCACGTAGCATAATGGATAATGCCCCCGCCTTCTAAGCGGTAGATTGCTGGTTCGACCCCAGCCGTGCCTGTTGTCTTTTTTGTTATGAAACCAGTAGACATCTTACTTCTGTTATCCGAATTAGAAGGGTGCTATACTCACACTAAGAAACTTGGTTTCGAGGAAGACAATAAAATCTTCGATCAATTGAGAAAGAAGTATTACAAACTATACTTCAAACTCAAGAGAGAAGAAAACAATCCTCAGTAGCTCAGCGGCAGAGCCATCGACTGTTAATCGATTGGTCGTAGGTTCAAATCCTACCTGGGGAGTTGGAGATTGATCATCTCCATAGGGTGTGACAGAATAATCCTATGCGGTCATGCACGGGATAATGTATAATAGGACAGGGGTGATGCCCGCCATGTGACTGGGAGACCAGAGACATGAGAATCCAATATCAAGGAGTCCGAGAGTGCTAGAGAACGTTACTATCAGTGCGACCCTCTAGTTGTGAGTATGATAGAATCTCACCACCCACCACACTAAAAACCATGGAGTAATCCTAAATTGCAGGTTGGTTCACCTGTTTGCCTTTGTAGCTCAGTGGTAGAGCAGGGCTTTTGTAAAGCTCAGGTCGCAAGTTCAAATCTTGTCGAAGGCTTAAATCTTTTTTTTTTACCATGGATTATATTCCTCTTTTTTCCCCAAATATTTTTTACACTAAAGTAGAAAATAAAACGGTTTTGAATGAAATTAACAACTTTTCAAAAACTGAAAAGTATCAACAACTTCAAAATGCAGGTGATAGAAATCTTTCTGATTCTGGATTGGATATGAGGGTATTGGAAAAAATGCCAAATTCAAAAAGTTATCTCATGAGTATTTGTGATAACGTACTTCAAAATACTTTGAAGTATCCATGTCAGTTTCAAATAACTACTTCATGGTTTACCAGATCAAAAAAGAATTGTGAATCTGAATTTCACAATCACAGAAATTGTTTTTATAGTGGTATTTTATATTTTGGAGAATATGATGAAGATACTGTAGGGCAAATTACATTTGTTTCTCCGATGACAAGTTTTTTTAATTATGATATTACTCCGACCGAATGGAATATTTTTAATTCTCATAATTGGTCAATTAAACCTCAACATGGTTTAATTCTAATTTTTCCAAGTTTTCTATTTCATAAAATTAAATCTCACGGATCTAAAAATATTAGACGTTCTTTAGCATTTAATGTTATTCCTGTTGGTGAATATGGAGAGTATGATTCTGCATATAAGCATGAATGGGTAGAGACTTGACAAGATTCTAACCTTCCTTTATAATATGTTCATCCGTGTGAAGGAAGTGCCGGGAGAGCAATCTCCCACCCTTTGCGAAATTGGTGTAGTGGTAACATCCCATCCTTCCAAGTTGGTGTCACGGGTTCGAATCCCGTATTTCGCTTCGGTAAACCCTAAAAAGTTTTCCGTATAAATACTTAACCTTTTGTAATATTATTACAAAAGGTAACAACGGGGAGATGTCGATTCCCCTTTCATCTGCGGGTAATCATTCCGCAAGTAAAATAAAGAGGTTAAACAAATGATCAAATCTGTATTCGCAGCAACTGCTGCTCTGTCAATGTCTGCTGGTGCTGCCCTTGCAGGTCCATATGTCAATGTAGAAGCCAATTCTGGTTGGACTGGCTCAAACTACAACGGCACTGTTACCGACACTCACGTTGGATATGAAGGTACTCTTGGCGAATCTACTTCCTGGTATGTTCAGGGTGGTGCTAGCCTGATCTCCCCTGATGGTGGCGAGACTGACACTGTTCCTTCTGGTAAGGCAGGTCTTGGCGTTGCTGTAACTGATGCACTGGGTGCTTACGGCGAGGTTTCCTTCCTCGGATCTGGCGATAGCGACATCGACCGTGGTTACGGTGCTAAGCTGGGTCTGAAGTATTCCTTCTGATCCACTAAATTTGTGTTATAATATGGGAGACTTCGGTCTCCCTTTTTTATGCGTTATTTTTTTCATCCCCTCACTACCATAAACTTAATGATCTGCGGATCTCTTGGGGTGATTGAATTTATTCACACCAAAGCACACCACACCTTAGAGCAGGATGTACATGGACATGTTCACAGAGCACTACAAAAGAATCCAGAGTTGGCACGTTCTGCTTGTTGGGAGTTGGATTAATGAAAAAGAAAATACAAAAAATGTTAGATCGTTTGGAAGATATGGAAAATGAGCATATGCAATTAACCCGTGAAATTGCCAGATTGCAAGGTAGACTAGATATATTGGAATCTCGATTGCCAAATGAAGATTAATCTTTGGTATTCAAAAAGCATGGAGCAGTGGCGTTGGACACTTATAGAAGAGTGGGAGAACGGTGTCACTAAAACAGAGCAACATTCTGGGCAACAACCATTTCTTAGAGATGCTATGAATGATGTTGCTAATACTGTGGAGTATATTTTAAAAAATAATGAATGAATTCTTTTTCAAATTTAGATATGGTATTAAAGTATATAAAAACGTTCTGACAGATTCTGAACGTAAAATGCTTGTAGAGAGTTCTAAAAAATATCTTAAAAAAATATCCCCAGATCACCCTGGATTGCAATCTGTAAATTATCTTGATAGATTATTTAAAATCAATCAGGATAAGGATGCATCTTTTTTAATTGATAAAATTATAAAGAAGAGTAAAATAAATAATCTGAAAATGGAAAATTGTTGGGTCAACTATACTGATTTTAGTCGAAGATATACTTGTTGGCATACACACGGGAATATGAAAAAAAGTTTAGTTTATTATTTGGACAGTCCTGAAAATTTGGGAACTATATTTAGAGTTGATTGCAAAGAGTGTCAGATTAGTGGAATAGAAAACTCTATGATAGTTTTTGACTCCGATATAGAACATACTGTACCATATAATATATCTTTACCAAGACTTTCTATTGCAATAGATTTTGTTTGATATGAAAAATTTTGGAGTAATGGCCAGATTTAATACTGGTTTGGATACATCAATGATTTCCAACATTAAAAATTATATTGGAGAAAATGGACATCTTTTAGAACCCGCAAGTGTTGGTTTAAATGAACATCAAAGAGTTGATAGGTCTGTAAGAAACTGTTCTATTTTTTCTGTAGAAAAACCATATTGGTTGACACAAATATTAAATTCTTATGTACACGAAGTTAATCAATCCGTTTTTAAATTTGATTTGACCACATGGCATAGTGATTTGCAATACATTTTATATGAAGGAAAAGGTTCTGGATATATGTGGCACTGTGATAATGAAGCTGAAGTAAATGAAACGGGTGTTCGCAAATTGAGTTTAGTACTATCTCTTAGCGATCCTAATGAATATGAAGGTGGCGAGTTTCAAATTATGTTGAATGCAAATCAACGTATGGAAACTTTTAAATTTCAATTAGGCGAGTGTATTATATTTCCATCAACTTCTCTTCATCGGGTAAGACCTTTAAAGAGTGGTAAAAGATCTGTTATTGTTGGTTGGTATGGTGGTCCAGATTTTAGATAAATAACTAAAAACTGACGAAGTATAGAACATTAAAATGGATAACATAAAGATTAGATGCCGCTCCTGTAGTAGGGAGTTGGAGGGGCATCCAAGCAAAACAATTTCTTGTGGTTGTTCTAATATGGCAACTATTCGTGGTGACAAAGTCTCAGCTGTTGACTTATCGCAGATTGTTATGTTAAATTTTGCTTATTCTAAAGAAAATGGAAGAGTTTTGACTCAACAAGATATTGAGTGGCAAGAACAAAGACGGCAAAGAAAAGTTCGCAAATTGGACTTTGAAGTTCGATAAAATTTGGAGAGAGTCCGGTTGGTCGAGGACACCGCCTTGAAAGCGGCTGAGGGTAACACCTTCGCAGGTTCGATTCCTGTTCTCTCCGTGTTAGGAAATGAACACAAAGTTGATATTTTTAAACCAGTGTCTAATATAGCTAGTGTGTAGTTTGGGACGTATTCATGGACGAAAACACCTATAATAATTGGGTGAAGATTAAGGAAACCTTTGAAGCATCTGGTAATACTGACAACTTCTTTTATAAAAGAGCTTGTGCTATAGTTATTGGCAAACCAGATCCTCTTGATAATATGATGAATAATAAAGATGACGCACAGAATGGATGAAATTAAACCTGGACATTATGCGACAAAAGAAGAAGTTCAGGAGATGATTGATGCTGCCATACGAAAGCATAATCGTAATGCTTCAATTATCTCTATGTGTGTTGGGTGGGTTGTTCTTGCACTTTTTGCTGAGGGTCTTCTTCGACTTATTGGAATAGTTCCCCCGTTATTGCCATGGTTAAAAATAACACTTTAAATAGGAGAAACAATGAGTAGATTTGAAGATTTTACTGACAAAGAAAAACGTATGTTTGCTGAAGCACTTTGGAGACGCCAAAGATGTTTTGTTGCTGGTGATAGGATGTTCAGAGATTATGAAAAAGTTTTGAATGAAGTTTTAGAAGAAATTGATTATATTCCAGGAAGAGTAATATGAAAGTAGGAATCATTGGTTTAGGGAGAATGGGCGAGGGTATGTCTCGTCGCATGATCAAAGCAGGTATCGAAGTTCATGGATATCGTAACAACTATAAAAAATCTGAAGAGCAATATGAGAAGGGTTATATCAGTGGATGTACCACTTCTATTGAAAGCCTTGTTCGAGTAGTTCATAGTGGTCTGGGAGTTCTAACAAACGATGCTGCCAAATCTCCAGGCATCTTCATGATGGTTGTACCAGCAGAAACTGTAGAGGACACACTAAATGAGTTATTACAATTTTGTGTGGAAGGCGATATTATTATTGATCATGGCAATTCCAATTTTAAAGACTCTAGACGCAGGGCAGAACGGTTATCTAAACTTGGCATCGCGTATATTGACTGTGGTACTAGTGGTGGTGTTTACGGTCTGGAGCGTGGATACTGTCTTATGGTTGGTGGTGCAAATACTGCAGTATCCGTCTGCGCTCCTATCTTTAGGGCACTCGCACCAGGTATCGGATCTGCCCCTCGTACAAATCCAACCAGTCGTGCAACATCTGCAGAGTATGGTTGGTTGCATTGTGGACCACCAGGTGCAGGGCATTTTGTAAAGATGGTTCATAACGGAGTCGAGTATGGAATCATGCAAGCATACGCAGAAGGATTTAATATCCTGCATGAAGCTAATGCTGGCAGCAAGTACGTCAAGGCAGGTGATGCTGAGGTGGCTCCGATGGAGAATCCGGAAGATTATTGTTATGACATTGACTGTTCTGAGGTGGCTGAGTTATGGCGTCGTGGTAGCGTGGTTGGTAGTTGGTTACTTGACCTTACCGCTGATGTATTACGCGGCAATAGAGAACTTGGCAAATTCGATGGGGGAGTTAGCGATAGTGGTGAGGGTCGTTGGACTCTTCACGCTGCTGTGGATCTTGGTGTTCCCGCACCTGTTATATCTACCGCACTATTTGAGAGATTCGGATCAAGAAGATTAGGTGCATTTGCAAACCGTGTTTTAAATGGAATGCGATATAAGTTTGGTGGCCATGACGTTCGCTGATGTCTTACTTTGGGGAGCAATACCCTTTGTATTATCCACAATATATTTCGGGGTACGAAAAGGTGAAAATGACTACTATGACTCAGACGACTATGATGGAAATGGAACAGCTCACTAGACGCATAGTTATCTTTGGTGCTACTGGAGATCTATGTAAAAGAAAACTTATTCCTGCACTCTTTCAATTGTGGAAGAAAGAACTTCTTCCTAAGGAACTATTAATTGTTGGTGCTTCTCGCAGAGAGCATACCAGGGAATCGTGGTTAGAGCATCTTGGTGATTATCCAATAGAGTTTACACATTGGTTAGATTTTAGATCTTGTGATCTTGATAACCAGGATAGTCTTTCTGTTCTTCATGATGAAAGTGTAGATACAACTTATTTCTTATCTGTTCCACCAGAGAGATACGAAAATGCTATCATTAATCTCAAAGAAGCTGGGTTCTTGGATGACCCAGATCACTCCAGAGTGGTTATCGAAAAACCCTTTGGGTACGATTATAAATCTGCTAATCATCTACAGTCAGTGGTGGGCAGGTATCTACGCGAGAAGCAAGTTTATCGCATTGACCATTATCTTGGTAAAGATACTGTCAATAATATTCTTGCTACCCGCTTTGGGAATATACTTCTTGAACCACTTTGGAATAGGCAGTATATAGAAGAGATTCAAATTTTTGCAACTGAAACACTTGGTTGTGAAGGTCGAGCACAATATTATGATACTGCAGGTGTTGTAAGAGACATGTTGCAGAACCATATGCTTCAAGTTTTGTCTTTGATTGCTATGGATGCACCTTGCAGGATGGACGCAAAAGAGATTCGCAGAGAGAAAACAAAAGTTCTTGCTGCAACCAGACTTGGAAAAAAGTTTGTCACTGGTCAGTATGAAGGATATAGAAATGAACAAGGTGTAGGTACAGATTCAGTGACTCAAACTTTTGTTGCTGGCGACATTTATGTAGATAACTGGAGATGGGAAGGTGTTCCTTTCTATTTCATGACTGGTAAGAAAATGCCTTATCAATGTGTTGAGGTTGTTGTCAAACTCAAAGCACCACCTGTTGGATTATTTGAAGGAGAGACACCAGGTCGTATCGTAATGCGACTACAACCACATGCTCACCTTGATATTCAAATTGATGTGAAGTCTCCTGGACTTGGTGAGGATGTTGAGAAAGCAACATTGACACACCGTTATCCTGATTGGTTAGGTGTAGATGGTTATGAAAAATTATTCTTTGATGCAATCAACAACGATCAATCTCATTTTGTTCACTCTGATGAAGTGACTGAATCTTGGAGAATTGTTGATGATCTTCTTTGCACTGGTGACAAATGCCCTGTAAGAACTGCTCCCTACATTTATAAGGAAGGTTCTTGGGGTCCTACTCATAAAACAAATTTGATTACCGATTGGGACTATCCAGCATAACCTATGGACGAAGACGAGAAGAGAGAGTTCTATAAGGGACTTCGAGAACGAATAAAGCAACTTAGGATGGAACATTTGTTTGAGGAACCTTGCCCACTTTACGAAGAAGAAGATGATGATTCATAAAGTCGCACACTTTGCTGCTTGGACTTTAAATAATCCCTGGACACTGACACCTATGTGTATGGCACTGGTTTTCGTTCCTATTCTGGGAATGTGGGCAGTCCACAAATATGGATGGGAACATTGGGCACCATTTGACAAAAAACATAAGAAGTAGTATAATTACTTCTGTTGAGATCACTCAACTGCTGCATTCCCCTTGGTAGTTCAGGAATGGAGGCGATAGGAACTGCCGTTACGGAATGTAGCTCAGTTTGGTAGAGCACTGCTTTTGGGAAGCAGTGGCCGCAGGTTCGAATCCTGTCATTCCGATTGCCAGTTTATACTGGCACACTTGACTACATAGTCACAACACCTTATAATAACTGGGTAAATCAAACATAGCAATGGCACTGACCGAAAAATTCAAATCGAAAGATCTCAGCATTCTCCGTGCTGCGTCTAATGGTGATTTTTTCCTTGATGTAAAAAATCCGAAACTTTATAAAAAGGTTCGTCGATATTATGAATCTGTAGGAGTAGTTTTTTCTGGCGAAGATCCTCTTGGGGATTACGAAGCTCTAATGGATTACATCTATCAAGATCTTGAAGTTGTTGAAGTGGGTTGATGAAAGTTGTGAAAAAACCAAACGTTCTTCTTGAGCGTTTTCCTTATCGTTATGTTCAAGTCGGCACTCTGGAAATTAATGGCAAACCAGATTGTCGCATCCAAAAAGTAGATTCATATACTGGTCGATATCGTGATATGTATCTTTGTGATAATGAAATGCAGTTGATGACTGCCATGGAAGATCACGATTATACATGTTGGTTAGACCCTGATATGATTCCTGCTTATGCTAAAGATAATGTGAAGTCTCCATATCAAGTCGCGGAGTGACTTAAAACCTGCCCTGGTCGGTTGAAGGAACCCCTTCATTCCCGAAGTTTCTTACTTCTTTCAAAAGTAAGTGGTGGAGTCATTGACCTCCTTAGAGTTTACTGCCTCTCTCAAGGGCAGTTGGTGCGGATGGGGTTTTTATACTCCCGCCCTGTTTCTTGCTTCAGGTCAAAGAGCAAGTGGCGTGCATGAAAAGACCATATGAAGCAGGGTTGCATAAACCCTGCTTTTTTTGTATAATGTAAAAAAATAAACTTATAAATGAAAATCGCCCTAATTACGGGTATTACTGGACAGGATGGATCATACCTAGCAGAACTTCTTCTTGAGAAGGGATATGAAGTTCATGGTATTATTCGCCGTTCTTCTTTAATTAATACCCACCGAATTGATCATATTTATCCACAATTACATCTTCATTATGGAGATCTGACTGATTCTACTAACTTGGTGAGAGTTATTCAGCAGGTTCAACCAGATGAGATTTATAATCTTGGGGCTCAGAGTCATGTAAAGGTATCGTTTGAGATGCCTGAGTATACTGGTCAGACAGACGCTTTAGGTACTCTTAGAGTTCTTGAGGCAGTTCGTCTTCTGGGTATGGAAGATAAGGTTCGTATTTACCAAGCATCTACTAGCGAACTCTATGGTAAGGTGCAAGAGATTCCTCAAACAGAAACCACACCTTTCTATCCACGTTCTCCATATGGTGTTGCAAAACTGTATGGATATTGGATAGTAAAGAACTATCGTGAGTCATATGGAATGTATGCGTGTAGCGGTATTCTTTTCAATCATGAATCTCCAAGACGAGGTGAGACATTTGTAACTCGTAAGATTACAAGAGCACTCAAAGCAATCTCCGAAGGCAAACAAGATTGTTTGTATCTTGGCAATCTTGATGCACTTCGTGACTGGGGACATGCCAGAGATTATGTTGAGGCGATGTGGTTGATGCTTCAGCAAGATAAACCTGAGGATTTTGTGATTGCCACAGGAAAACAATATTCTGTTCGTCAGTTTGTTGAAGAGGCAGCACCTAATTTTGAGATGCTTATTCGTTGGGAAGGTGATGGACTGAATGAAGTTGGAATTGATGTGGAAACTGGAAAAGTAGTTGTTAGAGTTGACTCTAAATATTTCCGACCTGCTGAAGTTGAAACTTTACTGGGTGATGCCACTAAGGCAAAAGAAGAACTGGGTTGGACACCTAAAACTTCGTTTAAAGAATTAGTTGATGAGATGTGTCGTTATGAGTCATACCATGAATAGTCAAAGTAGAGTTTATGTTGCTGGCAATACTGGACTGGTAGGATCAGCAATCGTCCGTATGCTCCATTGGAAAGGATATACTAATATTCTTTCTTCACCATCTTCTCATTGGGATTTACGTCGTCAGGAAGATGTTGAGAGATTTTTTCAAATTAATCAACCAGAATACGTCTATCTTGCTGCTGCAAAGGTTGGTGGGATTGGATCCAATAGTGATTATCCGGCACACTTCATCTATGATAATTTGATGATTCAATCAAATATCATTCATGCTGCCCGTAAGTTTGGTGTTAAGAAACTCCTGTTTCTTGGTTCTTCATGCATCTATCCAAAGATGTGTGAACAACCAATCAAGGAAGAGTATCTGATGACAGGTCCTCTTGAACCCACGAATGATGCCTATGCAATTGCAAAGATTGCTGGCATCAAAATGTGCCAAGCATATCGTAAGCAGTATGGATTCAATGCAATCTCTTTGATGCCTACTAACTTGTATGGTCCTAATGATAACTTTGATTTAGAGTCATCTCATGTTCTTCCTGCGATGATTGCAAAATATCATTATGCAAAGACCGATGGATATACTATTGATATGGGTGGTCCTTGGTGGCCAGATGTAAAACTTTGGGGAGATGGATCGGCACGGAGAGAGTTTCTTCATGTTGATGACCTTGCCGAAGCATGTTATACTTGTATGAAAGATTATGATTCTTCAGAACCAATTAATGTTGGAACAGGAGAAGATATTACTATCAAAGAACTTGCGGGTATTGTTTCTGATGTAGTGGGATGTCCAAGTCAAACAGTATGGGATACTTCCAAACCGAATGGAACTCCAAGAAAAGTTCTTAATGTAGATAAGATTAAATCTCTTGGGTGGAAACCAAAAATTTCTCTCAAAGATGGAATTAAAACAACTTATGAGTGGTATAAAGATCAATGAAATTTCTGACTTTTCTGAATTCTGGGTGTCATGATATTTGTTTGAATATGCTGAAGTCTGCTGAGAAAGTGGGTATCAACATGGATGACTTTATTATTGCATGTATGGATGAAGATGTTTATAACTCTTTTATTCTTAGGGGGTATAAAGGTGCTTTTCTTTATATGAATAGTAATTTAAAAGAATATCAGGATTGGACATTTAATAGTAATAGTGGATTTAGGAACGTAGTTAGACATAAATGGAAAATTATCAGTCAGGTTCATAGAGAACATCCTAATCTTATGTGGGTTGATACTGATATTGTCTTTAAAGAAAATCCTGTAGAACTTCTTACAGGTCATGATGAAGTACTATTTCAAACTGATGCTCCTGGATCTACAATCTGTACTGGATTTATGGTATTTAATGAAACTTCTGAGTGCCGTCAATTGATTGAAGAATGTGGTGCAGACGAAAGTGATGATGATCAGTTGATTATGAATCGTATTGGTCTTTCTAAGTATCATGATAATATTGCATTATTGTCAGAAGATTTGTTTCCAAATGGTAATGTTTATTATCAGCAGGGTAAAAAAGAAAACGCCATGATTGTTCATAATAATTGGATGGTCGGTGTGGAAACTAAAATTAATAAGTTTAAGGAGGAAGGATTGTGGTTTATTTGAATGAAGATTATCTGAGACCAAAGTCTCTTACACCAACATATCCTCCTTATCATCAAGGAGAGTATCTGGAAGAATATTTTTATAGTCGCTATCAACAATTAAAAGATAAACCAGAACGAGAATATATTGATATTTTTTGGTCAAATATTTTTTGCAATAAAGTTTGGGCAGGACAACCATACCCAGATTTGCAGAATCTTCTTTATGAAACATTGAGTTCTGATGGTAAGTATTTCACAGTCTGTCAGCAAGATGATGGACCTTTTGAGGACTTTCCAGAAGACACTATGATTTTTTCTGCTGGTGGTAATCGCAAAAAAGGTAATGTAATTCCTATTCCACTGGTTTGTTCTTCTATTTCTGAGGTTTCTAAACAGGAGCACAAATACTTTGCTTCCTTTATTGGGTCTAATACCTACTGGGTTAGGACTGATATGGTAAAAGCATTTCGTGGTAAGGATGATTGTCTCGTCAAAGCAGGAAATTGGGATATTAATGTTGGAGAAGAGAAACTGAATAACTTCCTTGATGTTATGTCTGCCTCTAAGTTTTCTTTGTGTCCTAGAGGATATGGAACTACTAGTTTCAGGCTTTATGAATCATTACAACTTGGAACAGTTCCTGTTTATATTTCCGACGATCATGCACTTCCTTGGTCTGATGAATTGGACTGGGAAGAATTTTGTGTTATAATTGATGATGATCATATTGGAGATACCTACAATATTTTGAAGAATATTTCTGATGATACATATAATGAGATGTTGAAGAAGGGTCAAGAACTTTATCAAGATTATTTTTCCCTTCAAGGTGTCTTTGAAAACATTATGAAGAGGGTTTGATGAAAGTAGCTATGATTTCTGGATATTCTATTGAAGAATATCATAAATTCGGTAAAGAAAGATACTGGTCAACTCCGAAAGGAGTATACGATGCTTTTGTGGACAATCCTAACGTCACTGAAATTAGACAATATCCAGTTCCAAGAGGAGATTCTTACGGAATTTTAGAATTGAAAAAAGACTGTGACTCGGGAAATTTTTTCCCAGATATTATTTTTTATATGTCTTGTGGTCCAGCAGATTGTGACAAGTATTTTAATAAAGAAAATTTTCCAAAGAGTAAGTTGGTTGTTGATTGTGGAGATGAACCACAAACATTTCACTATAATGTTCAAAGAACTGAAAATGCTGACTTAATACTTACTCCGGATGTTGAATGTTATTTAAAATATAAATCGATGGGATATGATTGTATTTTTACATCACATTGGACTGATCCTAAAATATTTTATCCGTCACTGACAAGTTATACTCCTTTTGATGTTGTGACTTCTATGTATGGTAATCGTGGAGAAGTTGTTTCATATTTGCAAGAAAATCTAGGAGATTCTTTTTATTTGAAAAATAATTTAAAGGATATTGAGAATGGAGATTTGTATAGAAATGGTAAAATAGTATTTCAAAAAGCTAGATATGGTGAAGTAACCAGAAGAATTTTTGAAGGAATGTCTTGCAAAAAGATGGTCATTACTGATAGATTATCAGAATCAAAACAATTAGATAAAATTTTTAAAGAAGATCATGAGATAGTTTTTTATTCGACAAAAGAAGAGGCTCTTGAAAAAATAAACTATTATTTGAATAATCCTACTGAAAGAGAAAAAATTGCTGAAAATGGATATAATAAAGTCATAGAGTGTTTTACTACAAATAATATTGTTGAATATGTTTTAACTGGAAAAGACACATGAAAAAAATTCTTTTAGTCTTTGGTTCTTATGCTGATCAAAGGCAGCAGTTCTTTGACACTTATATGTCTCCAAGAAATCAAGAATATGCTGATAAGCATGGATTTGAATACCTTGAATTGAAAGAAAACCTCTATAAGTATCGTGGAAATTATACTTGGTTGAAGTTTACTATTCTTGAGCAAATGCTTGAAGAAGGATATGTAACTGATGGAGATATCGTTACACATTTAGATGCTGATATGTGCATCGCAAATATTGATGAATTGTATCAGACAAATAAATCCTTTTCATATTCTATTGATTCTGGTAATACTCATTGTATGGGTAACTATTCTATCAAGATCAATGAATGGTCTAGAAAGTTAGTTGATAACATTCTTTCTGAAGATAGATATCAAGCTCTCAATGATGCTGTGTCTAGACATGAAAGGTTTGGTTATGTCAATAGTTTCTGGCACGAGTTCAGGGAGCAGGCATCCTGGTATTCTCTTGCCGGAATTAAAAGACACTCTGATGAACCTTTTTGGAATCTTCCAGATTATGGGTGGCATTCTGATAAAACTGAATGGACTGTTTATTCTTTAGAAGAACTTTATGAGCATGTAGAGATTCTTCCTACTGCCTGGAACGTTACTGAACTAGAAGGAGAATCCAACTGTGAGTTTTTGATTAACAAAGTAAATAAAGAAGATGTAATTATCCGCCACTTTGCTGGTGGTCAACAATGGAGAAAGGAGTGGTTTGAATGACTAAAAAAGTATTTTTAGATTGCGGAACAAATTTAGGTCAAGGTCTTCTACAATTTGTTGGTAAAGGTATTGTTGATGATACTTTTGATATTCATTGTTTTGAACCAAATCCATACGCAATAGAATTTTCTAAAAAAAGGTTTTCTGAAGATCAGCATAAGAGTTTATCTATAACCTTCAATCAGGTTGCTTTGTGGATTGAAGAGTGTGAAAAGCAATTGACTATTGAATCTTTTGATGGAGAGTATGTTTGTCAGCATACTGGTGAGCATCTTGGATATGATTTAAAGTCTGGTGGTGCAACTAACATTATGGAAGATGAATGGGCAAAACCATATTATATTGATAATAAGGATCTTGACAATACAATTAATGCCAAGTGTATAGATTTCTCAGAGTACCTTAGAAATAATATTAGTGAAGATGATTATGTTGTCTGTAAGATGGATATTGAGGGTGCTGAGTATGATGTTCTTGGTAAATTAATAGATGATGGTACGATTGATTTAATTGATGAAATTTATATTGAATGGCATAATCATTTACTTAAGAGTAACTATAATACTCAAATGTTTATAGATGAAATTCGTAGAAGGAATATAAAGATTGAGAGTTGGATCTGATTATGAAAAAAGAAACTCTGACAGTTGACTTTGTAGACTTTTGGCCAAATCTTATTAAGACTGATAATTACTTTTATCACTTATTGAGTCAAGAGTTTGATGTTGTTATTACCGATCAAGAACCTGATATTCTTTTTCATTCTGTTGACTACTTCAGACAACAGAATCATCTAAGGTATAACAACGGTAAGACAAAGAAAGTATTCTACACTGGAGAGAATCAACCAGCAGACTTTAATCAGTCACACTTTGCCTTTACTTTTGAAGACATTGAAGATGAGAGGAATTATAGACTTCCTCTTTGGGCAATGCACCTCAACTGGTTCAATGTTCCTCACATTGAAGAGCGTGACCAGTCATATCTTCATCCTGTAGACAAGTTCATGGAGAAGGACTTATCTAATCTCTCTGACAAAAAGTGGTTCTGTTCTTTTATTGCAACACAGCCAAAAGGTAAGAGAGTTGACTTTGTTCCTAAACTTATGAAGAGAGGTGAGGTTCATTGTGGTGGTGGACTTTATAATAATATTGGAGGACTTCTTGAGGGTAGAGGTGATCAAGAAAATAAAATTAATTTCTTAAATTACTTCAAATTTAATATTAGTTTTGAGAATACTTCTAACAATGGTTATGTGACCGAAAAGATTATTCAACCAATGTTCACCAATACTATTCCAATCTATTGGGGCGCTCCTAATGTTATGAATGATTTCAATGAGAAGTCTTTTATCAATGCCCACGCTTTTGAAAGTGATGATGAGTTGATTGACTACATACTTCAGGTTGACAACGATCAAAGTCTTTATGAAGAGATTTTGAGCGAATCTTGGTTTAGGGGTAATCAGATTCCAGAGTTTGTTAAACCAGACAATGTTCTAAAATTTTTTAAGGATAAAATTTTGAAATGAAAACTTATATCATTCACTATACAAAACTTGTAGATAGAAAATCAAACATTGTCTCTTTATTATCTGAAGATAATTTTGAATATGAATTCATAACTGACTATGATAAAGAAAATATAGATGGCAACGAATATTATAAACCAGATGAGAAAATGTTTGATGAGAAGATCAGACATCTTTGGGACAGTAGATCCCATAAGTTTAGGATTATTAATCCAGCAGAAATCTCTTGCACTATTAAGCATATTCTTGCAATAGAAAAGATTGCTAATCAAGAGGACGAAGTTGGGTTAATTCTTGAAGATGACGCTATTCCTATTGGAGATGGTTTGTTTGATAATATTCAACAATTAGTTGATACTGCACCAAAAGATTGGGATTCTATTTTTATGGGAGCTGGGTGTGGTACTGATTTTATGAATCAGAAATTGCGGGGATGTTCTTTGATAAATGAAAGATTTGCTCAAGTACCACATCCTTCAACAAATTGTGCAGAAGCATATCTTTTAAAGAAGGAATCTGCAAAAAAAATCTACGAATCGATCATTCCCTTTCAATTAGTGAGTGACTGGGAACTGGCATATCAATTTTATAAATTGGATATGAATGTTTACTGGTCTATTCCACCACTCTTCTATCAAGGTTCTAAGAGCGGACAATACAATTCAGAGTTAAGATGATGAAAAACTTTTTAATCACACAAGGTTGTACTGGAACATATTCTTTGATTGGTTCTGTAGGAAAGTATTTTAACTACGGGACCAATTCTTCATTTAATCATCATAGTAGAAACGCAAATAACAGTGCTTTTACAGAAGGAAGCATGGTAGTTTATCTTTTTTGCAATCCATATGATTATGTCTTGTCTTGCTTTCGTCGGTGGGAAAATACTGATGGTGTTAGATTTCATAATCAGCAGTGTGGGGGAGATAACGAATATTATGTAAGTAAAAACTATAAGGGACTGCAAGACTTTCTGTCAGACCCATATGATTGTTTTAAGTATAAAGAACATGCTGATGGATATTTACATAACGATCAGAGAAAATATAATTTACTTTTTGCCAAATATGAGGTATTATCTGAGTATGGAATACAACCAATTTTAGATTTTTGGAATTTGAGTAATGATCCAAATTGCTTTAAATTTAAACAAAGAAGTAGTAATTGGAAAAACGAAAGTCAAGAAATTAAAGATCTTTTAGAATTTAAATATGGTGATGTTATGAAATGGTATGAAGAACTTCCTTTGATGCAAGAATTAAAATGAGAATAGCATTTCATGATAACTCTTTAACTTTGAGAGGCACAAGTATTGCAATTTATGATTATGCATATTGGTCTAGAGAATATTTAAATATTGATGCAGTTATTTTGCACAATAAAAATTATGTTGGAAATCATCCAGATGTCGTAAAAAAATTTGAAAAAGAATTTCCAGTATTTGGTTATTCCGATAAATCTCAAATAGATTCTATTTTATCAAAGAATAGTTGTGATGCTTTTTTTATGATAAAAGGTGGATCACCTGATGGTATAATTTCTTCAGTTAGTAAAAATTTTGTTAATGCAGTTTCTGGTCATTGGAAATCAAATTGGGTTCATGGTGACATTTATGCGATGGGGTCTAAGTGGCTTTCTAAAATAACAGATTATGAAATTCCTTATGTCCCCCATATGGTCCATCTTCCTGAAGTTGATAGTGATATGCGTGAAGAGTTGGGTATTCCCAAAGATGCATTAGTTATTGGGAGGAATGGTGGAGCAGATACTTTTGATATTCCTTTTGTAAAACAAGCAATTCAAGTTGTATTGAATGAAAGAAAAGATATATGGTTTATTTTTCAATTGACTGACAAGTTTATTGATCATGAGAGAGTTATTTTTTTTCCTGGTAGTTCTGATATGAATACCAAAGTTCGTTTTATTAACACTTCAGATGCTATGCTTCATGCAAGGTATGTTGGAGAATCTTTTGGACTTTCTTGTGCTGAGTTTTCTATTAGAAACAAACCGGTGATTACTTATGAAAAGTCTCCAGAAAGAAATCATATAGATATACTAAATGAAAAAGGAATTTACTACGAAAACTATTCCGAAATTCTCTATATTCTTAGGAATCTTGATAAGAAGGAAATAAATTCTTTAGAATGGAATTGTTATCAAGACTATACTCCAGAAAAGGTAATTCAAAAATTTAAAAAGGTTTATTTATGAGTATTGAAAGTTATTTGATTGAGTTATCTAAAAGTTATACTCCTAATACAATATTAGATATTGGAGCACATCATGGAAATTTTTCTATGTTTTGTAAAGGATTGTGGAAAAATATAGATTCTTTGATGTTAGAAGGTAATGAGAATTGTGAAGAAGTTCTAGAAAATTTGCCATTTTCTCACTGCATTGTTCTGCTAAGTGATACTAATAAAGAAGTAACTTTGCATTTAAATCCAAAAAATCCTATGTGTACAGGAACTTCTTATCTAAAAGAAAAAACTAGATATTATAAAAATAGTATTCAAGTTAAAAAAAATACTTTTACTTTAGAAGAAGTTATAAATGAAGTTGATAATAAGGTCTTTGATATAATTAAAATTGATACTCAAGGATCTGAGTTGGATATTATTAAAGGTGGACTTGAAATAGTAAAAAAAGCATCTTATGTTATACTAGAAGTTGCCACATTACAATACAACGAAGGCAGCCCTTTGTTTGATGAAGTTATTGATTATATGAAACAAATTGGTTTTTCTAATTATAAGATTGTTGAAGAGCATAAGTGGATGAATAAAATCGAAGAGACTTTTCCTTATGGAACAGTAATTCAAGTTGATGTTGTGTTTTGGAGAGACTAGAAATGAAATCATTAGTAACTGGTGGAGCAGGTTTTATTGGATCTCATTTGGTAGATAAACTACTTGAGATTGGTCATGAGGTTGTTGTCATTGATAATGAGAGTGCAGAATCTAATAATGAATTTCATTGGAATAGTGATGCACAGAATTATAAGTATGATATTTGTGATTATGAAAAAACAAAAGAACTTTATGATGGTGTAGATTATGTGTTTCATTTAGCAGCAGAGGCAAGAATTCAACCAGCAATAAAAAATCCACTTTTAGCAGTTAAAACAAATGTATTGGGAACTGCTACAGTGCTTCAGTGCTCTAGAGAATCTGGTGTTAAGAAAGTCATATATTCATCATCTTCTTCTGGATATGGGCATAATGAGACTCCAAATAATGAAAGTCAATTGGATGATTGTTTAAACCCATATTCAGTATCTAAAATTTCTGGAGAAAAACTTTGTTCAATGTATACAAAGTTATTTGGATTAAAAACAGTAATTTTTAGATACTTTAATGTATATGGAGAAAGACAACCACTGAAGGGGCAATATGCTCCTGTAGTTGGTATATTCTTGCGTCAAAGATCTGAGGGTAATCCACTAACCATTATTGGTGATGGGGAGCAACGTAGAGATTTTACTCACGTATCTGATGTTATTAATGCGAATATTTTAGCAGCAACTATTGACGTTGAAGATTACTACTATGGACAACTTTATAATGTTGGTCCTGGTAAAAATTATTCCATCAATGAAATAGCAAATGTTATTTCTGATAATCAGATAAATATAGAACCAAGGATAGGGGAAGCAAGAGAGACTCTTGCGAATAATAGTAAAATTAAATCTGTTTTTGGTTGGTGTCCAAAAGTAAACTTGATCGACTGGATTGAAAATAATGAATTTAATTATTGAATATTTTAATTCCTTAAATCATATTAGGAATGGAGAGCTCTTGTATTGTCTTCATCAGAATCTTGCCAATGATTATATTGACAAGATCTATATTTTTATGGAAGAAGATGCAGAACTCAATTTTGATTCTCCTAAGATAGAAAGAGTTATTGTAAAAGAACGTCCTACATATCAAGATCTTTTTGAATATTGCAATGCTCACATGAAGAATGAGATTTGCATTGTTTCTAATGCCGATATTATTTTTGATGAAACTTTAAGATATTTTGAAAATCTTGATATGACTAAGCAGTTTTATGCTCTGAGTCGTTGGGAGATGTCTACTAATGATGGCAAGAACTGGGAGATTGAACCCTTTGATAATGCTGCATCACAAGATGTATGGATTTTCAAGACACCGGTATTGACATCTTGTGAAATGAATTACACGATGGGTGTTCCTGGTTGCGATAATAAAATTACTTATCAAATGAGAGAACTAGGGTATACATGTCGTAATCCTGGTAAGAAAGTTATTACGATTCATTTTCATATCTCTCAATTCAGAACTTATGATTGGAAGGCAGATAGAGTTCCTGGACCTTATTTGTTAGTTGCTCCTGTGGATAATTTTAATGGAGAACCGGTTCATATTGATATTGATGGGTTTGATAAACAAGGAAGACCTTTCCGAAAGGTTGAAGAGTAATTGTTAATACAAAAGACTGCTTGACAAAACTTTACATTTCCTATATAATATTGTAACAGTTCTTTACACAAGACAATGACCGTAACAACGAATGAGTATGGGCAACAGAATATGTTTGCCAAAGAACCTCAAATGTATGTCTCTATGACTGATGCTGAGCGTTATGGGTATGAGACACATGCAGAAAGAGCAGAGAAGTTAAATGGACGTACTGCTATGCTTGGATTTGTTGCTGCTCTTATCTCTTACACTTTCAGTGGTAGTGTATTTTTCTTTGGAGCATTCGGATTCTGATGATTGAACTTCTTACTTATTATGTAATTGCTGGTGCGCTTATCGTTGGAGCACCTGCCGTATTCTTCCTGATTGCCTTTATGCCTGCACTGCAAAATACTAAGGGTCGTATGGTAGGATATAAAGATCACAAAACATATGGTGATTCTTCTATCTACGAGAACACTCCAGGTGATCAAACTAAATTTTACCTAGAATTGGGGGGTTGACAATGACTTCAACTTTATTTACAATTACTAGCATTGCCTTCTTTATTTTGTTGGCATACTCTGTAGAACAATTATCCGAAACTTATTAAAAAAATGACCTATAACGTAACTCTTCGCACTCCTGAAGGAGAACAAACCATTACTTGCGAAGATGATCAGTACATTCTTGATGCTGCTGAAGAAGCAGGTATTGATATGAACTACTCTTGTCGTGCAGGTGCTTGTTCATCCTGTGCTGGTAAGATTGTCAGTGGTACAGTTGACCAATCGGATCAATCTTTCCTTGATGATGATCAGATTGATGCAGGATTTGTTCTAACATGTGTTGCATACCCTACATCTGATGTTGTTGTTGAAACCAATCAAGAGGAAAATCTTTACTGATGAACGGAAATCTTGAACCAGAAGAACATGTTATGGATGAGAGTGTGATATATCCTGGCAAAATGCTGGGACAACTTGCTATTGCTCTAGAAACACTTGGATGGGATTATGGGGATGAGATTGATGTAGAGATTGGTGGTACTTCTGTCTCTGGTATTGATGTTGGTGAAGAGTATAATAAGAGGTGGCAATCGCCTCTTGGTACTCGTAAGTATAATAAAGATGCTTTTATCATCATTAAGAATCAGTCCCGTAGAGATTTGACTAAATCTCAACCAAATCTAGAATTAAAAGGTCATCATGTCGAATAATTTTTATTTGTTTTCCAAAAAATCTTGTGGTCCTTGTGCTTTAGTAGATAAGTATTTTAAGTCTATTAAAGTTGACACTAGTTTGATTCAATATGTTGATCTTGAAGACTTTGGGTCAACTCCATCTCAAGAAGCACTAGATCTTGCTAAAGAGTATGGTGTGACTGCCACTCCAGTTCTTATCGTTACTTCTCCTAATGGAGTAATTCTTGAAAAGAAAATTGGCGGCATGGAGATTACTCAAAACATCAGAAAGTTATTTGATCAATATGCCAAATCCGAATCAACTCTATGAAGACATGGAGAAACTAAATGCCCTATACGAAGAACTCTGCTGGGGGCACAATGATAAACTTGTATTTACTCACGAAAATGGCAGAGTCGTAATTTACAACAAAACTTTGGAGCAAAAACAATGAACGAAAAAGCAGAACGCATTAATGGTTGGGCAGCAATGATCGGAGTCATGGCTGCGATGGGTAGTTATGCTGCCACAGGGCAGATTATTCCTGGTGTATGGTGAATGATATGTTACTTCTAGGTTCTATAATGCTGGGCACATTCATTTTTTATTCTGCCCTGTTTGGCGAGGACATAGATGATGACGATGATCATGGTGGTGGTATGATGATTCCCGCACACAACCCGATATAAGTTTTGAACTCTGCTCTATATAAAGGGCAGAGTTTTTTTGTATTATGCCAAGAGGACAATTGGATAAGGATGAACTTAAGTGTTACGTTCTTAAGTTGAAATATCAAGTTGATTCTGATGTGGGATGGTATCCAGGTGAGAAAGCAGTTGCACAAAAATATCTCAACATGGTCTTAGATAAGATTGACGAGTATCGGTATTAGGTCTTGACGGGTTCGCCACAATACCCTATAATAGACAGGTCTTCGGCAGACACCGCTTCAACACCCCCAAATGGGAACTACCAAATGGGGACTTGACGAGTAGTGGAAACCGTAGTATACTAAATAAATCAACACGTTACGAAATGTAAACATTTCTCAACCGTTGTAAACACCCCTTAAACCGAGACCTCTAGGGTGTCTAAATCACGTCTCTCATATCCTGTCTAAGGGTGACAGGAAATAGTAACTCCACCATTTCCCTGATGGTCTTACTTTTTTGCTTAAAACAATGTCTGCTACTCTTTCAAAACAACAACAATCGAATACTTGGGAACAATTTTGTCAGTGGGTCACCAGCACAGATAACCGTCTGTATGTTGGTTGGTTCGGAGTCCTTATGATTCCTTGCCTGCTTGCTGCTACTACTTGTTTCATCATTGCCTTTATCGGTGCTCCCCCTGTGGACATCGATGGTATCCGCGAACCAGTTGCTGGTTCTCTCATGTATGGCAACAACATCATCTCTGGTGCTGTTGTTCCTTCTTCTAACGCAATTGGTCTTCACTTCTACCCCATTTGGGAAGCTGCATCTCTGGATGAATGGCTTTACAACGGTGGTCCTTTCCAGTTGGTTGTCTTCCACTTC